GATTAATCGAGATCAAGGAAGGTATAGCAGGAATAAAATCCTGCAAAAGCAAAATGACTCTTGATGCTTGGATAGATGTGTACAAAAAATATAAACTGAAGAATACTCAGTCTCCGAAAAATATTGAGATGCACATCTATGCCACGAAACTGCAACTTGAGAAATACAAAGGGACTGAAATCAAACTATGCGATATAGACAAGAAATACTGTGCAGGCTTCATTGATCACCTTAATAACGCAAAGCGGAAATACACCGGGACTCCGTTAAGCAACAACACGAAGAAGTTGTATTATGCCTACTTCAACGATATGCTTAACCGAGCAGTGAAGGAAAGGCTTATATTAAAGAATCCTTTTTTGGAGATAGACTCTAAAGACAAGCCCAAATACCGCGATAGCGAACGGTCGTATCTGGAATTGGATGAGGTCAAGTCTTTAGCACAAACTGAGTGCGTGAATGATGATACCAAACGAGCCTTCATGTTCTCCTGCTTTTGCGGATTGAGAATATCCGACATTAGAACGCTAAAATGGGAGAATATCAAAACCACCCTGGATGATGACGGAAGAGAGACTCTACATCTAAGTCTGATGCAGCAGAAGACCAGCAGAACGGTCTCCTATGCCCTACCCCATGAAGCTGTCAAATGGATGCCGCAAAAAACGGACAATCCTTTAGTCTTTCCGGGATTGAAAAGCCAACATTCGATAAACAGGCACGTTGCGGAATGGGCTTTAAAAGCCGGGATTCGGAAGCATGTAACCTTCCATACCGCACGGCACACATTCGGAACGATGATGATTACACTCGGCGCAGACCTGTACACAACAAGTAAGCTGATGGGGCATTCACGGACTACGACAACAGAAATATATGCAAAGATTGTTGATAAGAAGAAGGACGAGGCGATGGGCCTGATAGACAAGTTCTTCGACAAGTAAAAGAAGAAAGGGTAATTGCCGATATAAGCAGTTACCCTTTGCTGATTAGAAAACAATTAAATTAAAATGGATGGAGCCTTATTCTTGTATGACCTGTTGTACGGATAGATGCGTTCATGTATTTCTGTTTCTTCTCCTCTGCCAACAATTGGAACTGTTCCGCTCCGTCCGGGTAGACGAGTATCATCCATTCGTATAGGGACTGATACACGATGAAATCATGGATATAGACAGCCAGTGTATGGACGCTTGTTGCCGAGAAATCCCTTGGCATTACCATCACCAGATAATAGGCTTCTTCATCGTTGGCAGGAGAGCCGATGCACTCCTCCCATTCGTTCGTGTCGAATCCGCCTCCGTACATATCGATCTTGCAGAATCGATACAACATCTCCCGACAGTCCTCAACCGCAGAGTCAAGGATTCTTGCCAACCTGTCCATGTTTCCTGCTTCTGCCACATCAAAGATGTTGTGCAGCGTGTGTGGATCATCGTCCTTTTTCGTCTGGGCATCTGCATAGATATAAGCAGTGTTCTTGATGTCGTACACCAGTTCCTGCTTCTGCAATTCTATCATTACCCTATATCCGTTACAACATGTCTTCATCGCTAAAAATTTCGTTTGGGTCTTTGTCGTAAATACTGCATCGCATTAATCTGTTGCAGCAGGGCTGATGCATTCGTCGCATAGGATTCTTCGTCCTTCTTGGTGATGTCGCACCACGCTGCTACTATACTGTTCTCTATATATTCAATGATGCTCTCCGTAAGTGGCTTTTCCATCGTAGTCCTGAAATTGCCGGGCATCCTCAATGTCAGAATGAAGCCGATGTCATTCGTTTCCATATCTTTCAGAGTATGCTCCAGAGCTGTTGCGACATTGCTTGTTGCGGACGAAAAGAAACTGTCTATCATTTCCTTGTCCGCATCGGTGACGAACACTTGGTCATAGAGAGTCTTACCATTTGCGTCCACGTTCTTGCCTCCGATATAGGCAGTGACTTTAGACACCTCCTCATAAACCTCTTGCTTGTCTATTTGTATTGTTATATCCGCCATTCTTAATTCTCCTGTATAGTTTATATCCGAGCCATACCAATATCATGCAGAGTGCTCCCATTGACCACTTCGCATATTTGAGCTGGAACTTCTCCCACTTTGACAATTCCTTTTCTACCGGGTAGGGAATCCTTATCGTATCGCATACTGAAATGTATTGGAAATTTCCGCTGTCCTTGTTCTGCAAATCAACGTTCCGCTGCGTGAAGAAATTGTACAGGTACTCCCCATGCCATCTGTCTACATAGACCGTATCGCCCACCTGACGGATGATGACACTGTCCTTTATATATATGCTGTCTCGCTTGAGTATACTGTCAATATGAGTTCTTTCGTTACGATACGAACTGGTAGTACTGTCCGTCCTGTTGTGTGAGATGCTTTCCTTCAACCCGGCAGAACCGCTCTTGCAACTGAAGAATAGAATCAGAAGCAATGCGCAGGCTATGCACATCACGACCTTGTAGCTTGATATATTCGCCTTGTTTGCCATACTCTATACATTTAATGCTTCCTTCGCCCTTGCAAGATAATTCTTCCTGCTTTCCAGTCCGTTTGTGCCGCCATTGATCCTTCTTGTGACAGCGAGCACGGAATCTTTGTCTGCAAGTTTGTTCAGCCCATGGCTCTCCCAGAACCACATTGCAGACTTGACCGCTCCGAGAGGCTTCTCCAACAGCTCTGGGTGCGTTATGATGTCACCCTTGCAACGAGGACTGTTTTTGTATGCCATATAATTTGCTCGCCCAGTAATCTGAATCAGTCCACGACCACGATACCTGTAGCCATCACCGGGCTTCAGGTTTCCGAGCATCTTCTTCAGCTTGCCTGTATCGTATTTTTCAAAGTAACTCTTACTGCCAATCTCTTTCACGTTTCTCAACTCATTGCTTTCGTGTGCTATCTGAGCGAGGAAGTGTGCCATACGCAAAGGTGTGTCTATCTTGAACACCTCCTTATATCCGTTAATATAAGGAAGAAATTGACCTACTACATCTTTAGCGTTTGGCATTATCTCCAATATCTGTTCTTTCGTTATTTCCATATCTTGTTTTCTTATAGTCTTGATACTTTCTGAACATCGGCACTTTGTCTACGAATTTGAACGTAAGCACATAATGCACGAAATCCACCAACTGATACCAAGGTGTTCCGGGGATGAGTATACTCCGCCAGTTCCTCACTATGTTGGTGGTAAATAGATACATCGCAGCTATGCAGACATAGCGTACACAGAATATCGCCTGTTCATCTGAGTGCAGGAAATGTCCGCACACGAACAATACTGCTACCGTTGCGAAGAATAGGAAGCAACAGACGAAGAACATCCCTGCCTTTTTCCAAGACCAGTCTTCATGATGGAATCTTGCCGCCAAAAGACCGAACACGAAATTCATCGTAAACAAGACTACCATACTTGCCATAAAGTCTTGGATTGGGGTCAGCAGTGCCAAGAATCCCCATATTGTGCTTATTATAAACGCCTTGATATCATTCATCCTTATCTCTTTTTATGCAAAGATAAGGGAACAATTTTCAAAAGTTGTTTTATCCGTTAATATAGCACCATATCTTGTTAGTCGGATGTGGCGCATCCGGGTCTTGCAGATATTCTATTGCCATTGTGGAGATCATTTCTTTCTTGCCGGATTCACCAGAAGCGTACTTCTCAAGGAATCGGTTGTTGTCGCTCCTCAGCATGTTCATCGTTACCGCAAGGTCGTATATCGTATAATCTGATATCTCATCCTTGTTCAGGTCGAAGACCTCATTCACCTCCGCTTCCGTAAAGAAAGGAGCATAATGCTTGTCTCCATTGTCATCTTCATACCACATCTTCTTGATGGCTTCGTCTGCAAAGTGTCGGTCAAAATGTCCCTCGCTTACTACACCATAGATTTCACGGTATAAGCAGTGCAGTTCTTCTTCTGTAGCGTGTGTTGCCACGAACTTACCGATAATCACCGTTATCGCCTTCATCTGTCCGGGAGTTGTCCCCTCCTGATATTTCTGAATCAATTCAACAAAATCCATAGTCTCAGTTTTTTTGTTTGACAAATTTGAATATTTCATCCAGCTTGTTTTCCAGGTTGTCGAGCCTCTCGTTAGTCCGTTGCTGGTCACGAAATGTTGTGTCAAGTTCAGCCAATAGTTTTCCACATTCGGAAACGATATGCTTGTGCTCTTCCACTTTGTTCAACACTTCTTCACTGTTGCTCTTCAAGATATTGATTTCATTTATGACCGCATCTTTGTTTGAAGCAATGAGCAGTGTCCCGGCATAAGCCGCCTGTTCGGAATCCGTTACACTGTAGGTATTCTGCTTGCCGTCCTTTGTCTGGACGGTAATGTTCGTCTCCAGTTTCCCTATTGTCGTAGGCTGATAGTTCGGCTGTGCGCTCATCACTTTAGCCTGTTCGTATCTCAACGAAGCTCTGTCAAACAGGTATATGGGATATCCCGATTTTAATTCCTTGAACATCATAATCCGATAGTTTTAGGTTATCAAATAAGGAAGGCAGTCATTCACCACCGCCTTCCCCTGTTGGTAATAAGTAACGTCAATTACGTTGTTGCAGTAGTCTTCAATGCTGCAATCAGCGTAGCGTTCTGTCTCTGCTGACTCAGCTCAAGGCGAGCATCGTTATAACGCTGTTGCAAGTCTGACTGCCAATGAGCGTTCATTGTATCAATGATGCGCTGTGTGTTGTCGTTGGCATTGGTCTTCAGATCACAAGCCATCTGGCTAATCTGGAACCCGAGGTTTGCTGCTACTCTCTCTATACCGGTATTGGTGTAGGAGAAGCCCTGCTGCATTCCGTTCACGATGTCCTTCTGACCGAGTTGGTTTTCATAGCCCATCTTGATGATGTTCTGTTGCGTCTGGCAGCAGCAGTCCTTCATCTGCTGAACGATGTTCATATCACCGAGATTCACTGCATTGATGACTCTTTCTGCTGAGTAGCCCACCTTGCCGCCAACTTCCTGTATCGCTGCCTGTATTGCACAGACACCGCTCTGCAACTGATTGAAGTCGCAGTTCAGGTTGCTCGCAAGCTGCCCAAGGGCAGTGTTGTTGCCCTTGATGGCATCCATCAACAGGTTGGTATTGTTGCCATCCTGCATCTGAGTTGACAACTGGTTCAGCTTGGATTGAATCTCTGCATCCTGGAATTGTCCGTTACGGTTGCCCCAACCGAAGCCACCGCCACCGAACAGAGCGAGGAAGATAAGATACATCCAGGGAGAATTGTTCCAACTGTTCATACCTCCGTTCATCATGGCTGCCATCGCCATAGGGTCGTTGTTCTGCCTGTTGAACATTGATCCCATCATGCCACCCATCATGGCTTCTGGACAACAACTGGTTGTTCTGATTACTTCTTCTGACATAATCTTCATAGTTTTAAATTAAACATATTAACTCACACTTGTAACCGATTACGCAGCAAAAATACATGAAAAAAGGTTGGGCAACATCACGTTACTCAACCTGCATATATAAATCGTTGTCACTCATTTCCTTGCATTGAGCAACATGATTCTTTTATATTGCTCAATGTCCTCATGTTTCCATAGCAGATTCTTCTTCCCTTGAATCTTCTTCCCTTTCGGCAGTCCTCCAGCCAAAACTATCCTGTCAAAAGTGGAAGTGCTTACATTCAGCATCTTTGAAGATTCCTCTTTGGTCAGCCACCTTTGTTGGCCGACACTTGCCCCTCTACGTTCCAGTTCATAGCCAGACACACTACACCAATAGCTGATGTCCTGCTTTGAGCATTCACCCTTCTGCACCATATCCTTGAACACCTCAAGAGCATCATACAAAAATTTCGCCTTATGTTCCATACGTTTTCCTTATATGTCGTCTTATGCCTCTAAAACGTTTGACGAGCAATTCGACCAACGCAAACGCATACATCATCAGAATGCAGTAAATCAGAATATAATGGGTGTCTATCATTTCGTTCGTGCAAAACCAAGAACCATAGTACACTCTTTCTACATTGATGAAAAGGAAATATGCAAATGGTATCCTGAACAGACTGCACCACTTGAAAAAATAGCTCGCCGGCAATATCATCAACGGTACGTACAGGTAGACTATTGAATAAATCCACGCTATGCAGATTTCGTTGGATTCAGAATATTTCATAACCTCTTGCGTGTTCTTGCTGAATACGTAGAATATGTACCAATGCGATAGCATAATAATGACAGGAGCTAATACAACTCCCCATTCTTAGAATTTCCAAATACTCCTGTCAAACA